CTCCCTGGCTGTTGGCCGTTGCTGAAACAGAGCATCGAAGTAATAGCCGCCGATTCGCTTCTGAATCTTAATTAGTTTCTCGATCGGGCGCCGTTCGGGACAGAGCGCCTCGCCTGTTTGTCGCCAGTCGGGCTCTAACGTGCAGGATTGCGGGAATTGTTCCGGGTCGACATCTTCGGCAATGGCCGGCAGATTCACAATATGCCAGCGCTCGCGGTCCTCGTCGTCCTCAGAGTCCTTCTCTTGCTGAAGTAGCCAGCCGGCCAAATCGTCCTCGTGCCAACGCGTCTGCACTACGATTATGGCGCCGTTGGGATCGGTATCGCTCCAGGGCTCTTCACGGGTATACCACGTCGAATTCCACCAATCCTGGAGCTTGGCCCGAATCACCTCTGAGGCGGCTTCCTCGGCGTTCTTGATGGGATCGTCTACAACGAGTAAATGCGCGCCTTTTCCCGTTGCCGGCCCTCCCGCGCCGCATGCCCAGAGCCCGCCGCCTTCGCCCGTCTCCCAATGCTGGACGCCGGCTGCGTCGGCCCGGATTGTGTGGCCTGCAAGGCGGTAATTGTCGCGCGCGTTGCGGGAAAGGGTGTTAGCGAGGTCTGCGGAATAAGAAGAAAGTCCAACCCATCGATCAGGGTATCTATGCAAGAAGTAAGAAGTAAAAAGACGCGATACAGTTTCACTTTTACCATGGCGTGGAGGTTCGAAGACCATCAGGCGCTTAATCTTGCCGTCTGCGACTCGTTGCAAGATATCGGCGAGAATCTCGCAATGACGATACCAGCGGTATCGCTTATTGCTAACGTGATCAATGAAATCACGAAGCATGCGGATTCGCGTGTGCGCCGTCTGTGCTGGCAAAGACTCTGGATGCGATTTCGAGAAGTCTAATTGACTTATCGCTGAGCACTCCGTAAAAAATTGCGAGGTCTGAAGCAGTTTGTGAATCCCGCCATTTATCATTGTCGGTCTGATCTGCCAGTTTAGCGGCGCCCTTCAACGAGGCGATAAGATGGTTTTCGATTAAATCCACCAACCGCTCTTTTTTTTCTACTGCAACTTGCTGCAACTGCGTCGCGGGAATCTTGGCTTTCCAACGGCTAACTAAGCCGGAATCAAGCTGATAGGCCGCTGCAACTTCATTGACTCCTTGACCAGCCAGTAATGCAGCCATCACCGCCGCGCGAGTCGCATCATCGTGTTTCTTTCCTCTTGCCACGCGAAAAAGGATACCCGCTCCACCTGTCTTATTCTGGAAACCGCCCCTCGCCCGCCTTCGCTCGCTTCACGCTGAGCTGATAATACGACTCGCCCCACAATGGATCGCGGCTCAGCCCCACAAAGTCTTTGATCGTCAACTCGCCCGATTTGATCGCCTCCAGGCCCGAATCCGTCCCCATAATCTCGCGCTGCGTCTCGAAATCCTGTTTATTGAACCAAGTTGAGCCTTTATCAACACTTACGCCTTTTACGGCCGGGATCAGCGTGCAGCGGCAGCGCGGATGTGGCCGCATCGGTTGATTCACTGGCCAAAACGTTCCATCGAGCGCAATGCAGGCGGCGCAGGATCGTCGAGACCTGGCAGAGCGCCAGTACCAGCCCCTGACGACGTCCGAATTGGCCTGATAGTTTTGGATTGAGGCCGTTCTGTAGGCGCGAAGCGTCTCAGTTCTCGAAATTGTAAGCGCTCGATTCAGATTTCCGCTGAGACCGATCTTTATCTTGCTCGCTATTTGCCTTGGATTGATGCCCAGCGCGACGCCTTCCAAAAGTCCTTGCTCGACTATTCGCCGGGCGTCTCTCGGCAACTGATCGAGCAGTATGCGAAGCGGCGAGCCATTGGAGAGTGTTCCGATAAGATTCTCGACGGCGGCGATGGGAAGCTCGTTGAATGCGACGGCGATATTCGCGCTCTCGGAGGCAGTAGTCGCTAAGATGATTGAATCCCTGAGTCCCGCCTTTGCCGCAATTTCCTGTTGATTCGTAATTGTTCTGTCAGCGACGTCTGAAAAGCGCGTCATTTCGCGCTCAGTCTGCGCGAGAAGATCGGCGTAGCGTTGCTGGCGCAGAAGCCATCCTTGATTGACTATCTCGCCGCGCTCGCGCGCTTCACTAATCTTTTGATTTAACTCTACTATCCGTTTTGATAGTCGGGACCACACAATATCATAAGCGGCGACCATGCGCATTGCGGCCCGGCGCTCGCCGCGGATCACGGTGCGGCGGAATTCATCGGCGAGTTGGATAATGTCGTCAGGCATTTAACAAAAAGCCCGGCTTGTGGCCGGGCCGGAGAGTGTTGAAGGAAAAGTATGAAACACCATTCAGTCGAAGAAATCCTCAACCACTTGGAACTTATTGGTCTTCGCGCCCTTATTCGCGCCCGTCGCAACCCATTTAACAATCCATCGCCCCTGTGAAACCGCGTCAACGTCAACGTGATAATTGCCAGTGGAATCCTTTACGAGTTGCAAATCAATGCCGTAGACGTAGGTCGTCAACGCGCCGAGGGGCGTTTTGATGTTCACCGTCAAAGCGCCGGGATCAACCGCCGTCCCGGCCAAATTTGTGGAGGCGAAGCTGTTACGAACGACTTCGCCTATCTCGTAAGAGTTCATTATGAGCCACTGGCAAAAGTAAGGTCATAGGTACTTTGGAGTGAATCGCCGCTAGCTAGGTTAACGGTCGAAAATCCTGCGGTTCGATCAAGCAATGTGCCGCCGCCCGTAGCGGCCTGATCGAAAATTCCATGCTCGACGATCGCCGCAGATCCGTCTACGGTATTCGTTCCAACGGTTCTATAAATATTGGCGCTCGCCCCTTCCGTCGTCGAGCCGGTGGCGCGGGTATTATCGGGGTTATAGACCGTACTTAATTCGGCCGCGAGCGCGGTATTCGCCGCAGTCTCGCCCGTGCCGGTTGTGCCTATTCCGTGAAATTTCAGGTTTTCGAGTTCTTTTGTATTCTGGAAGGCATCGACAATGAATGCGACCCCGTTATCTGTAACGACTCGAAATGAAGCAAGGCCATAGTCAAGAATCCTGCCATTTGCGCGAATAACGACGAGAGAAAGAGAGCCGTAGAAATGTGGGATGCCAAAGAATCGCGCAATCAATATTCGCCATAGGCTGTGGCACAGATAGGGGAAATTACGGAGCCGCCACCAATTGACCTCGGCTGGACTCCCTGGCCATGGCAGGCCATGACGCGCGATCTCAAACAAGGATAATTCCTTAGCTGGCGTTGCAGTGAGCGTTCCGCGTCGCGCTATTGTCAAATTAATCGTGCTAACCGGCGCCATAAATCCTGACATTTATTTATCCTCCGCTTCTTTAGTGATAATGATCACGTTTAAGGCATTTAGGCCACCATCCTCGACGTTAGCTAGAAAAATGTCTTGAAGCGGGATCAGTCCTTTTTCCATGTCCTTCAACACAAATCGGGGATTACCCGAATCCAAGCGCAACCCCGTAAATACAGCGCCGGATACAGAATCTAAGCGCGAAGTACCCGAAATCAATATTGCGCTATTAGCGCCGCCTCCTGCCTGGATTCTTTGCAATGATAAATATCGGCAAAAATTCGGGAGTTTTGTATAAACGTTGTCTCCTGCACCTGAGTTGGCCCGCGTTTTATTGATAATATCCCACAGAGATTCGGTTCCATTGCTTATCGTGATTTGTAATCCAACAAACATTTTCTATCCTCCAATTTCGTCCGAAGCGCTGATCCTCGTAACCGAGGAATCTCCAGGCGTCAATTTCGTAACTCTCGAATCGCTCAACTCGATTGCCGTAATGCTTGTATCGCTTATCGCTACCCTAATCGCCGCCTGATCGGCCGCCGACGTCGGCGTAACCGCCCGATCACTCACCGTTATAAAAACTTTCACCAGCGGCGCGCCGGCGACGAAGTTAAACAGATTCCCGGCGAGTGTAATGATCCCTGAGAATAATTTTGAGACGGCCTTGAATAGAACGCCGGTCGGGGTGATAGATCCCGCGAGAACCTTGCCAGCGCGGCGAATCAATGCGCCACCCGGGGTGATTGTGCCTGCGAACGATCGGAGAATAACCTTCGTGGCCGCCACGGCGCCGGCGGGGGTAATGGTTGCCGTGAAGCGTTTGAGCGTGGACTTGAGAAGAGAGCCAGCAGGGGTGATTGTTCCCGTCAGCTGTTTTTGATCCTGCCTTATCAGCGTCCCGGCAGGGGTGATTGTTCCCGTGAACGTCCGCAGAATCGCCTTTATTGTGGCGACAGTTCCGGCGGGCGTAATTGTTCCGGTGAATCGCTTTTGAGTCTGCCTGATCAGAGCCCCGGCGGGAGTGATCAGGCCGGAAAGTGCTTTATTGGCCTGCCTGATCAGCGCCCCGGCTGGCGTAATCGTGCCCGCGAAGGAGCGCAATATCACTTTCGTGACGGCGAGCGCGCCGGCGGGCGTAATTGTTCCCGTCAGGGTCTTTGCAATGGATTTGAGAAGAGATCCGGCGGGGGTGATCGTGCCGGTCAACCGCTTTTGATCCTGCTTAATGACGGCGCCGGTCGGCGTAATTGTTCCGGTGAATCGCTTTTGATCTTGCTTAATTAAAGCCCCGGCAGGCGTGATCGAGCCGCTGATATCTTGATTAAACGTGGTCCCGCCCGCCTCCGTCTCTTCCTGAATAAGAAAGCCCGATCCGTCTTCAAGCGCAATCTTAAAGCCGTCTTCCTGGAGGATATATCCGCCGGCGGGTCCGGTGTCTGCCGGGATGCGAATCAGGAATGCGGCCCATCCGCAGTTGTTGCCCGACATTGTAAACGTACCGGAAACGCTTCCGGTCGCGCCGGCGGATACGTTCTCTTTAGTGGCGCCGGAAAGATTGCTCCAGGCGTTTTCGGCGTCCTCTTTCTCGCTGTAGCCTGACGGCGCGGTGTGGCCGGTTCCGACGTCGTTGAGGTTGACATCAGGCGCGGAGATCCATAACAGGTCGTCTTGATCGAGCGCCGTCACTCCGGTCGCAGTGACTGTGACGGGCGAGGACTGAGAAGAGTTCTGAATGTTCGAGGTGGACGTCGGCGGGTTCGAAGGATCGCGCCCTGAGAACGCATACGCCTGGCAGATCCAATCGCCTGAAGCGCCCAGAGCGCCGAACGTATAAGAGCCCGCGTCGGAGCCGGTGAGTCGCTTCCAGCTTACCGAGACTGAATGCCCGTCGAAAGTGACATCTACGTCGTGGAGTTCTGTAAAACCGGAAGGATAATCGCCGGTATCAAATACGGCCGCTGAGGCGTCAATCGCGGCTACAAGGACAACGATATCCCCCGAGGCTACACCCGCCGGCACGCTCACAGACGGCGTGTCGCTGTTGCCGGAGGCTGTTGTTGAGTCTCGATACGCCATTCATTACCAATAAACCGCGAAATTAGGGCAGATGTAGGATTTAATCGAAGTGTCCGGCTTCACGATCTCGACGAGGTGGGCGGGCAGATCAACCGCGATTGGCGATACATCAACTCCGGTGTTTATCTCCAGCACGACAGCGCCGAGATCGTCGAAGATCAGGATTCGCAGCACGTTGGCGACGGCAATCCATGACACCTGAGTAACGCGATCCGTCACGTCGTCAATCGTGAAGATCGCCGTGGCGCCTCTGGCCGAGCATCTGTGAGTGATCAGAGCCATTAGAAAAACGTCGTGACCATTACGCAGCCGCACTTCTGCCTAATCAACACTGAACAGAGTTAGAGTCTCCCAGGACAGGAGAACCCCTGAACCCACAGTCAGTTTGAGTATTCCTGCGGGGGACTCGAAAGGGAATGTACCGCTATCTTGTATATCTACATTTGGGACGGCAGGGGCCTCGGGGAGAAAATCGGGGATCTCGAAAGACAGGCCTATTGATTCGCCCGCATCGTGTGCGAATCCAGTCACGACTATGTAACCCTTACCACCATTCCAGGGAAATGAAACGCTTGGGGTTCCAGTAGCTAAGTCAACGTTATTCCACTTTATCCATTGTCTCATCTGCTACTCCTTTAAAAGAAAGTCGTTACCATCACAATGCCATGCCCACCACGACCGCCGAAGCCGCCAGCAACTCCACCACCACCACCGCCGCCGCCGCCTGGAAAGCCACCCGCGCCGCCCGTGGCCACTGTGGAGCCGCCGTTACTACCACCTGCGCCGCCATACGGAAGTCTGGACGAATCAGCGCCAGCCGCACCCTGAGCCGCAGTCGAGGACGCCGCCCCGCCGCCCTGCACCGTGCCGCATATGCCGGTATTCGTTCTGCCTCCGGCCCCGCCACCGGCGCCGCGAATCGAATAGCCATTAGCAGTACTCAGAATAACTGCGTCCGTATCGCCCCCAGACTCACCGCCGCCGCCGCCCCATTCGCCAGGAGATCCGCCCACAGGAGCGGTCGTGCCAGACCCGCCTTTGCCCCCTACGGCGCCGAGCGCGGCGCCTGCCTGAGTCCCGCCCAAATCGGCCCGCGTGGCGACAGCCACAAGGGCATTGACGCCGCGACCTGAGCCGCAACCGCCATTTCCTCCATCCGCTGAGGCCGCCGCGGTCGCCGCCGTTCCTGCGATGCGCGAGGTCGAGGTCAGAGGTCCGCGATTGCCCTTATCGAATTCAGAGAGTATGCCGGGATTGCCGGCTTGATTGAGCGCCGTTCCCGCTGCGCCGCCTTTGCCTGCGTGAACCGTCGCGGTCGCGCCTAATATCTCCGCCTCATACCATGCCTCGTCATATCCACCCCCACCCCCACCTCCACCTCCTGCTGCTGTCGTGGTCGTATTGCCACCCGATCCACTACCGCCGCCGTCAATTAGTTGAGCGAAAACGAGACGGGCGCCGTAGGGTTTAACCCACGTATCGTCCAAATCCGGCGGACTGCCTATAAACGTCATCGTCTCCGGCCCTCTCGGCGTCGGGAATGCGTCTTCGCCTATGAACGCGATCGTTGTCGAGACGTCGACCGTCGAGCCGGACCACGTTACCGTACTTGCCGCCACTTCGCCGGCCTTCGCCAGAATGCCCGACATAATGTAGATTCCGCCCCCGGTTCCGTCCGTCGTGGAATCGTCGAATTGTTCGGTTACGCTGGTAAGACTGGCATTGGTCGGTGAGCTACCAGCGGCCCCCGCCTGATCGAGAGCGTGGGCGAAGATATTAACGACCAAGGCGTTGTCGTGCCTGACCGTTCCCATATCCGCCGTGCCCGTCGTCGAGGCAGTGAACTTCCAGGCCTGGCCGAGCATTCGAAACGGGTCTCCAACGGTCGGGCACCCCCTAACGGCAAGCATCACGCCGTAAGTGTGATCGCCGGAATCTGTCAGAGTCGGCGCGGATTCCGAGCCGCCGTCGCGCTTCCAGAAAATGCAGAGCTTCGTCGATCCAGCCGTTACCGCGACGCCGATTCCGTTCTGAGGTCCGAGGCGAGTATATCCAGCCGGCGCGGCGTAGTCGGCCTGATTGGACTGCTGGATAACGAGGACAAGGATATCGTTTAGCGCATGCGTGCCGGGGAGCGTGGCGGTGGGGACACCGGTTGAAGTGAACTCGGCGCCGACAGAGACGATTGTGGGTGCCGTAGGCGAGGATTTCCGCACCGTGGCGAGCGTCATCTTTTCAGTCGATCCGGCGTCGTTGATCGCTATCTCGACGGCGGCGACCGGCGCGGTATTCTCGGTTAATTCGCTGATTTTCTTATCGGCCATAATTACGCATTAATCAAATAGCGCCGCCGCTGCACAAGAGAGAATATCCAGGCCTTTTGGCGAGTGGTAAGCGTGGTCCGAGCCGGTAGCGGCAATGCCTGATTGAACGCCACCGCATTCGCCACAATCCAATCGTCTGTAGCCGCGACGGCCGCGAGCAGATCCTCGAAGGTGAGCGAATCCGGCTCGGCCTCATGGTTCTTGCTTAGAATCTCTTCGACTATTGTTCGCCTCTCGGCGTCCACCATTGCCGGCATAATCACCTCAAAATTCGGGCGGGCGACCACATGCCCCGATCAGATCCCCGCCCCGCTGACGACGGCGCCGGACGCCTCACCGCATCCGCGCCGCCCGGTCAGATCGATCATTTACTCGCGCCGATCAGGATCGCCACGACGGCGGCGACGCCTGTAATCAACGCAAACTTTTTGGCGCGGCCGAGTTGCTTCTCAAGCTGAGTAATCCTCTGTTGCTGAAGTTCAATCCGCTTCAGCGACAAGGCCACCTGCTCTCGCTCGGCCGCGATAACGCCCTCAAGTTCCTTCGCGCGGGCGGATTGAAGATCACCCGCCTGCTTCAGAATTTCGAGCTCTTTATATGCGATCTTGATCCGATCCTCGGCCGCCGCGATGTGCGCCTCATAGCCGATGATCAGATCCCGCGCCGCTTTCAGTTCCCGAGCCGCGGCAGAACAGGCTTTATTGGCCCCCTCGCATTCATTGGCACTTATAGCCGAGTTCTGAAAGCTGCTTGCATAAATCGGCGCAGGACACAGGAGTAGAAGGGAGAGGAGCGTTGCGAATTTCGTCATAATTTTCTTTCGCTTGCACGTAAACCGTGCGGGTTTGCTGGACGCGCTTTTCGGCGGCGGCGGCGCGCGCTTCGAGAAATTGCAATTCGGACTGCTTCAGATCGAGCGCGGTTTTGAGCGCGTCCGCCGCCTGCTCGTGAGCGTGAGCCTTGGCCTCGGCGGTTTGAAATTGTTCTTCTAAGGCGTTGACGCGCTTCTCATATTTGGCCTTCTGATACTCGTCAACGATCCCATACAGCAAAAGCGCGGCGCCGACGATCAGCGCGAGATAAAATAATATTTTGGCCAATCGTCGGCGGTTGTTATGAATGTAGTCTTTGAGATGGGTTAGAAAGTCACTTAGCATTGTCGCCCCCTTTCGGCGCATAATTGCCGAGGCCATTGATCCAGCCGAAGAGAAAGAGATTCAACACGACGACGCCGGCGGCTTTTACGATCTGTCCGAGGATCGTCAGAATAGCCACCCACCACACAACCCTTGATGGCGTCGGGCCAAATCCGATCGTCAACACGGCGAGCAGCGCCTGTGCCGCGTTGGCGGCAAACGAGATCGCCACGAAGCGCCCCCAGCGGTGCGGCAGTTTGTAGAACTTCACGGCCGCGAAGATATTGCCGAGCAGGTAGACGAATTGCAGTCCAAGTATTACGTTGTATAGAGTGACGATCATTTTCCGTTGCGTAAGTGCTGTTTGATGCCCTTCAATTCCTGCGTGATCTCTCTGTGAGTTTCCGTAGCCATTACTTGTTGGGTCCTCAGCGCTTCCATAAATATTTTGCCCTGATCCTCGAATCGCTTGGCGTTGTCTTCGCGCTCCAGTTTTAGCGCCGACGTAAACACTTCGCCCTGTTCCTTCCACATCCGCATGTGTTCCTGCTCTCTAACGTCCGCGTCGGCCAGACGCTTTTCGATGATCGGCCATAATTTTTTGTAAACGAACGCACCCACCGCGAGCAGCACGAGCCCGGTTAAGCCATATTTGGAGGCGATGTCTATCCATTGTTCCATGCGGTTGTCAGAGGTTGACGACGGTG